GTACCATAACTGTTGTATTGGGCCATGGCCAATGGGGCAGTGGCTGTAAACAGGGTAAACAAAATTGCCAGGCGAGTCATACAGTTCTCCAGAAGTTAGTGTATACACTATATACTATTTAACATTTCGTGTCAACCTTTAGTTGACCAAATTGGTTAAACGCCGCGGTCTCGATTCATTGCCGATTTGGCAGCACTGGCCACAATGTCCTGTGCTTTGTTTACTGGCATGGCAACATCTGGTTGCCCAGCACCTTTAAACATTAGCACACCTGTGTTTGGATCCATGGGTTCCAAAAGGTTACTCAGTGGCTCTTGACTCACAACATCGGCTAGATTTTGGGGAGTGACATTGATGTCCAAATCATTGGCCAGTTTGATGAATGCATCTTGACTGATTTCTTTTTTGGCACTGGTATCATCAGCACGGCCATTAAGGAATTGAACCAGACCTGACAGTTGCGCTGGATTGGGCGGAAGCGCCATTCCCATGCTACTATCAACTTCAAATATTTTCATTATCTTTTGGCACGGCCTAGCGCAGCGGCAGGGGCTTGAGCATCAGCGGCAGCAGCATCTAGTGCGACATCAGCACCCATGTCGGCGCCAGCTTCGGCACCCATAGCGCCAGCGGCGGCCATATCTGCGCCAGCGGCGGCCATGTCTCCTGCCCCAGCGGCAATGTCAGCGCCCATGGCGCCAGCGGCTGCGGCACCAGCAGGAGCCTGACCAGTTACCACACCCAATGCGGCGTCAAGTTGTTGTTTGGCACCTTGAATGTTTTGTAACAGGCCTGTTAATGCGGCTGTGGCATCTGCATTGAATTGTGCGGCTTGATCAACACCAACTTGATTCTTGATTGAATCAACCAAGGCTGGCAATTCTTTGAATTGCAGTTCACTCACATCTTCCAACATGGCTTGCATTTTGTCAACCATGTCTTGAGCGGCCAACACAACTTGAGCTTGTTGAATTTCGCTTTCGTTCAGTCGGCGTGCCATCCTGCGGAAGCGGCTTTCAGCTTGCATCATAGCAGCTCCAGCTACTAACTTTTGTTCTTCAGGATTCAATGTTTGGCCAGCAGCTGACTTCTTGAGTGCAGCGGCTAGTTTAGGATCTTTAGGGGCAGTTCCTGATGTGGGTGCAGGTGCAGCACCTGGTGCAGGAGTAGCGCCCGGTGCAGGAGTAGCGCCCGGTGCAGGAGTAGAACCTGGAGTGGGAGGCATGACGTTCTCTTTTAAACGTGTGCTCAATGCCTGTTCCATCATTACCAATTGCAGATAACGTGGATCTTGCTCACTGCTGTGACGTGCAGAAGTCTTACGGTGCTCACCCAGGATGCCACGTACTTTGCCCAACATTGCTCGAGTTTGACCACGTGTCAATTGGTCAAAACTAATGCGGTTACCAAAGTAACTTTCGAATACTTTGGCTATTTGCTTACTTGGCGTCGGAGCCGATAGTTCTTGCAGTTTCATTATTGAATCCCTTAATTTGCATATATTTAGCCTGATTTACACATTTCTCTAGTTCGGCTGTGACTGAGTTGTACTGGTCTATTTTGGGTTGCAGTTTCATGTTTATGATTTCATAAAATGACTCTGTTTGCCCGCGCTCGCCAATGGCTTGCCGACAGTATATATCTGCCGCTAATACTTGTTTTTTACGATCTAACACCAGAATTTGATTGGCTAGATTGTAATAATGTTTATGATCTGTTGTACACCAACTCATGGCTGTTTTTTTAGTACTGAACGAATGAATAGTTTTGTCCCAGGTACTGACTTGATATCTCGTGCCTTGCGGCTGTATGCAATACTTGCCAAAAACCACAAGAGAACCAGTGCCATCATCTAGTATGATAGAATCAATATTGCGTTTGAGCTCACGTTCAGCCCATTGTTCTAGTTTTTGGTCTCGGGTCATTTTAATACGTAGTGTGTAACCAAGTATCCTATGACGGCTGTCAAGAATCCAATGATTCCCACTCCCCATCCAATCAACTGTGTGTTACGACTGTCACTCATTTTATGTACTAATCTATGCACTTCTTGAATAGTGGCTTTTAGTTCCACGGTGTCTGTTTTGACATCGTCAATGCGTTGTTCTAAAGCAGTGTAGCGTTGGGCACACAACTCAACATGTGCCTCGAGACTTTTCTTTTCAATGTCAGTGGTATCAGCCATGGTTACTCCAATGCATTATTTACCGTAGAGAACCAAATATTTTGATTGTCTCCTGACGTGGTAATAGTAGGGGCAAGACTTGGTTGTTCAGTTAAGTTCAACATCATTGGAACTCCTTCACAATCTTGTTTGAGTCCAGCCAATGGGTCTGCATTGCCATGCATTTCAAACACACCTTCTGACTCGGATCTAAACTCAAACTCCCATGCTGTGTGTTTTTTCTCAGGCACAGTGAGATCAACGGGTTGTGTTCGCAAACTTATAATTTGCAAGAGTGTTTCCCAATTGCGTTGTTGGTTTCGCGAATGATTCCAGTCATGTTGGTTGTGTACAGTCTGTCCGGCTCGATCCACAAAAGGAATCTCACTTGATCTGAAGTGTCCGGTTACACCAGTGAGACTGCAATCAAAAAGGGTACGGCATATGATCTTCATTCTGTGAGTATTTAATGCCAAAAAGAAACCCTGGAGTTTTTAATTCCAGGGTTTTGACGATCGCTAACTGATTACAGGTTAGTGAATGTAGCTGATGCAGCAACGTTGGCTGTTGGGATACCAATGTTCAAGCCACCTGTTGCGTTGGCTGTTTGAGCGGCTGCAACCAATGTTGTTGTGGTGTAAGCACCACTTGGATAGATAGCCAAGTTGATTGTACCAGCTGTGGCACCAGCTTGGTAAATTGCGATTGTACCAAGTTGTTGAACTGCCGTCAAAACGTTGTTCAAGTAACCGTTAACGTTACCAGCGTTGGTCAACGCGGCGTTAGCTGTCAAAGTGAAGAAGTCAAGTTTTGGACCTTGGATCTGAACTGGACCTTGAGCTGCTACGTTAGCTGTGCCTGCGATGGAACCGTTTGCCACATCCAGTGCAAATACTGGTTGTGTAGTTCCGTTTACTTTTGTAAATGTTGCCATGATAAATTTCCTTTAAGTTAGTGGCCTCTATGGACCTGCTTTTATTTAGCCAGTTTGGAAAAATCACGCCTGTTGCGGATTGTTTCTCTGTCTATTTTGAGCCGCAAATGCATTGGGATCAAATCTATTTACCGCCTTTGCATAGCCTACAGGGGTGGCCATAACCCAGCCCTCTTGCCCTGGGTGCTCTGTATCTGCCTGGCGTAGCAGGTGCATTTTGACGTCATGCAACAAGTTAAATGCGTTGAATGCGGCTGCCAGAGCAGGAGTATTTGACGTAGGGCTGTTCAAGTATTCCACAATGTTACGGAACTTTTGCGGAGTGACCTTTGTTTCCAACCACTTGCCAAACTCAGGCAGTAGCGTAGCACCGTTGAGTGGTGCTCCAACTTTGGTGTTGATAAAGTCCACGCACAGTTTTGCCAGGTCTGTGATCTTGTGTGCCCGCAATTCTGTGGGGTTGAACAAGGTGTCAATTGCTTGGCCCTGAGACTTGATCAACTGTTTGAGTTGTTTTTCAGTGTTGGTTTCAGTTTCAAGTTGACGAGGGCTGGCTGGCTTTTCCAACATCAGTCCAGGAACTGGATTAAACGCTACTCCACTCAAGGGCTGACGTGGCTCACCCACATCCGCATACATTGAGTGTATGGCAATGCCAATGTTTGAGTTGCCAATGCGTTGTCCCAGTGTGCTCTTGACTGGGATTCGGTATTCCACAGTGTTGGGACGGAACACATAGTTGCCTGCTTCCACAGGCGGGGTTGACATGTACAACAAATCACCTTTGACATAGCCACGGAAGTTTGGGGGCAATGCGGCTTCTAGCACAGGAAACAATGTGGCATACAGTTGAATCAATTCAGTTCTGTCCCCGGATCTTTTGCTCTGTATGTCGGCCATCATTTGAGGACTGGTAGCAAGACCATCGTAGCCTTTGGCTTCAAAGCCCGACCCGTCTGTCAGCACAAACTCGCCTGTGGCAGGCTTGCGCCCAAATATCACAGCAGGTTTGCCGTCCCACTTGGCTGTGACTGTTCGGGGCTGTTGTGTAGCATGACTGACAATTTCTAGTGCGTCTCGGATGCCTTGTGTGCCACGTCGGAACACAAGATCTTCCAGGTGTTCAATACCCTTGGCTCTACCGCCTACACCAGCTTGCTCAGCTTCCACAAGAGCAACATAACCCCGATTTACAATTCTATCACGTAGACGTGCCAAGAAGTGAACGTCACTTTCTGCCATGCCCGTTTCAGGTTCCTTTACACCCTCACGTGAGAGATATTCACGAAAGTCTGCTAGTTTGACATCACGATCAGGGTCCATGGCCAAGGCTTTGTAAATGTTTTCTACAGTCATCAACTGATTACGTTTGTACTGTGGAGCCAGCAATATACCAGCGGCTTGATCTGGATCCATTGTGATTACTTTTTCAGTCTGACGACTAATAATACCCTTAGCTGAGGCTTTGAGTCCCAGTGCTTTGGCAATGCTTGACATCAGCACATTACGAAACACACCTTTATAGGCCGATCCTGCACCACCACCCAGCCAGAATGTGCCCCATTCTAAATTGGGCATGAACATGAAGTCTGTTTGCACATAACCACGCTTGGGGTCGCCTTGTATGGGCGTTTTAAAATGCACAGCTTCACCTGACAGTCTGCACCATTCTCGAGGATCTTGTTTGTTTTTTGTGGCCCAGGCATCTAGCATGCCCTTGAGTTCAGCCTTGGTTATTTCGTTAGCATCCACAGCAAGGTCTAGGTCACCTGAGTCAGGCTTCTTGCCTGTTGAGCCCAACCACTTGATCGGAACGCCGTTTTCATCTTTATCATGTGATAAATCAAGACCTGTGACTGCTTCCAACCAGGCCACTGTGCTGGGTATGTCTGCTTGTTTGATGCGTTGTGTTACGGGCTGGCCTTGTGCATCTTTGAAAACATTGCCGCCCTCAAACAAGTTTGTCATTTTATTCTGCAGCCCTTTGTAGGCCTGTTAGTTCTGCAATTCTTGGATCGGTTATTGATGTAATACCCAATCTTTGTACGGCTTGTTGAAGCGAGGCTATTTCAGCATTGTCAAACTTTGCGGCATTTGCAAGTTGTTGTGTTTGTGAACTTATTCCTTTTACCGCGCCTGCGCCACCCACTCCTCTTCGACCAGTATCATAGGCCATTATATTCTGTGCTGGCAATATCCCCATGCCAACCAACTGAGTAAACAAATTTGCCACGGCTTTGGGGTCAGTATTATTCAATGTAGCGTTGTAGATTGCATCTATAGATTTGTCAATGTCAACTATGATATCTTCAGCATTGTCTTTAAAGTTGGGATCACTGACAAAGGTTGGTATGTTTTTGTAGTCTGAACCTTGACGCCCGATCATTTTGTTAACTAGGTCTTGAAGATTGGTTTTGAGAGTTGCGATACTGGGCTGGGTTACTTGACTGAGATTGGTAGGAGGGTTACCACTGGAATCTTTACTGTTGGCCAGGAAGTTTTGCACAGTTTGTTGCCAGGCAGTTTGCATGGTAGTGGCCAGTGTTTTGGCCGCCGAGCTGTTGGCCAATGCCTGAAAGCCTTGTTCGCGATTTTGAGTATCACCATATTGCGGTGTTACGTCTTGGCCAAACGCCTGGGTCATTAAACTTTTGCCCAGAGCGGATCCTATACCGCTGGCCACAGCTCCTGCGGCTCCCACTACTTCGTTAATTTTGCGTGGTCGTGTTAATTCATGAATCTGCATTGGTTCTCCTAACTGAACGCGAGAACTTGCCAGCATCTTTGGTACGTATTGCATTGAGCAATTTACGTGTGAGATTGTCAGCTTGTTCTGCACCAAACTCTGCTTCGATTTGTTCTATCAGTCGTATGGCGCTGGATATAATGCTGTCGGCCCGAGTTTCAATTATCAGGCGGCGATCACGCTCTACATACAACGAGTCTAGTTCTTCTAGTAAACTTCGGGTCTTTTTCTGCATTCGATCTGGGCCTTTGGATTATTTAGTGCTTTTTAGATTCTAATAAATATCTATTATACAGGAATCCCCATGACAAGTCAAATTAACCCAAACAACGTAGATGGTACATACCCAGTTGCCGGACAACCCAACAACACACAAGGGTTCAGGGACAACTTTACCAACATCAAAACCAATTTTAGTTATGCAGAAACTGAGATTACAGACTTGCAAAACAATGGTATTTTCAAAGCTGCCTTGAGTGGTACCACTCTAAACAACAACATGGCAGATAACTTAATATACGCCGTCAAATTACAAGATGTCAGCTACACTTATGTGCAAAACACAGCAAGTGCTGGTTCCGTTCCCATTGACTATAGTGCTGGACAATATCAGTTGATTTCAACCACAGGGCCTATCAGTTTGAGTTTTGCTAATTGGCCAGTGAGTGGCACAGCAGGCACTGTACAAATTGCAATAAATGTCACTAGTACCGCACATACATTGACCTTGCCTGCCTCGGTTACTCTAGGCACAACTGGCATCCAAGGATATTCAGGCGGTGTTATTACATTTGCCGCAACTGGTACCTATCAGTTCTCATTCAGCTCTGTAGACTATGGTGCTACCATTACCATCTACGATTTAAATCGTCCGTTAAACTATTTTACCAACACAGTCAATATAGTCGCAACTACTCCTAGTACTAGCAAAACAACCGGTGCATTGACTGTGGCAGGCGGTGTGGGCATTGGTGCTAACTTGAACGTAGGTGGAAACCTTAGCACATACACCACTGCTAATGCTGTGGCATTCCAAGCCCTGGACACTGGTCTTGTGTCAATCTATGCTCCTGTTGTGGCGGCCAACACAGGCGGTGCTCTAAACATTGTGGGCAGTACCAGCGGCGCATATCAACCCATTTACAATGCAGGTAGCATGCTTCATATCACCGGCAATGATGGTGTGAGTGCCAGGGTAACTGTTGACTCCTTTGGTACTAGTCAACAGTCAGCATTTGTACAACGAGCAGCCAGAGGCACAGCGGCTGCACCCACAGCAGTTCAAGCCAATGACATCATAGCCAGGATAACTGGATCAGGATATGGCAACACAGGATATGTGCTGGGCGCAGGCAACATAGGAACCCTGGGCATTGACTTTGTGGCCATGGAAACCTATACTACTACCTCGGCTGGTAGTGCATTAAAGTTGTACACATCACCTATTGGTGCTGTGACCAAAACACTATCAGCCAACGTCACTGCCAACGTCACAACATTCCCGGCCAACGTTTTTACTAGTGGAGGCAATATCCTGGTCACCGGTGGTGCAGGTGGAGTAGGATATACTGTAGGTACTGGTGGCACAGTTGCTCAAACAGGTAACAAGGCCACTGGTGTTACACTCAACAAACAGACTGGTGAGATCACCATGCAGGCCACTGCATTGAGTGCGGCTACTATAGTGAGTTTTGTATTGACCAACAGTACAATTGGCGCAAATGACTTACTGGTATTACAACATCAAAGTGGTGGTACCCTGGGTGCATACACTATCAATGCCGCATGTGCAGCCGGTAGTGCTACTATCTATGTTAGAAACAACACCGCCGGATCACTAAGTGAAGCCTTGGTACTACGCTATGCTGTGATCAAAGGCGCTGTGGCTTAATTACAAATACCGACGATAAAACTCAGCAACTTCGGGGAAAGTTTTTTTCCAATCCTGCTCCCGGAGTTGATCAAATTTTTGTGTTTCTTTAAGAAAAGTTTTAATAACATCGGGGCGTTCTTGCCAATTTGGAGACAGCATGTGAATCATGTCTGTTCCTTGCAAAGCGTCAACATACTCTTGCGTGATTGTGTTAACGTTAAGATAACCATGCTCAGCAAGTTGTGTGGTATAATTCGTTGGATCGCCTTCTCGATTGGTGGCAAAATTATTTTTGACCCAATTGCCAACTTCATTGTAATAATACAGATTCAAACAACTGGTGCATTCTTGTACAAAAAACATCACATTGCCGGGAAGTTTTTCTCTTAGTTCTAAAATGTTATCTGCAACTTGATTCCAACTTGCAGGCCATCTCAAATATTCAAATTTGTCACCAACTCCGTCTATACTGATCATCAGTTTGACCAATTTAAATTTATCAATTACTTCAAACCACTTTGGATCAATGGGCTGAGTACCATTGGTTTGAAATCCCAATTCTAATTGAGTTTTTGAGTTTGGTACTAGTGTTGTCAACAGTTGAGCAGTTTGCCAATAGTTAGTACCTAGTAATGTTTCGCCACCACAAAATTGCACCATTCCAAGATTTTCTAGATTTAAGTTTTTGAGAATTGTGTGTATTCTGTTTATGTTATTGGTCTGTGGCAACACCGATTGGATCAAGTTGTTTTCTTTTAAATGTTTTGACCAAAATGTACTAGAGTGCGGACCACATGTTCTGCAGGCCAAATTACAACTACGGTCAAACAACAAGTCAATGCGTTGCGGTCCAGATAAGTTTGTTTTTGTTCCAAATTTATCAATCATTGACTTTCTAAAACTTTTTATTCCAACTTTTTCCAATGTCTCGCACTGTCCGCATCCAGGAAGCCATTGATTGGTATCATTGACCTGTCTGTTTCTATTGAGATTTTTGCCAGTCCAGTCAATTATATCCTGCTCAACAAAAGTCAAAGGAGTGGTGCTCAGACAGCATTGGTTATATGCTAAATTGTCGTTGGTCTTTAGATTGACGTTTAACCCGCCGTGAATCATGGGACAAAAGATGTCTGTCATGAAGATTTAATCTGTCCCAGCAGTTGTTTTAATTTTGCACTTTGAACATCTGCTGTTACTTTGCCTGTGTCCTGTGGGCCTTTTTCCCAGGCAGGAGTTCCTGTGGCTCGTTCCCATGGTGGAGATGATTCACCATCCCCTCCGGTATCAGCAGTCTTGACCTGGCTTTTGGCCTTGATTGAGTCCATGATACTGCTTTGGGGTCTGTTGTATCCAGTGCCCTCGTCTCCACCTTCATCAGTAATGCGCATGGTTTCAATGTTGTACTCCAAATCAATCTTTTGACCAACGCCGGTCGAGCTTCGAGACTTCATACATTGTATTTGATACTTGCCACGCTCTTTCATTGCACGTGACGTAAAGATACCAAACACGTTGTCTGCTGTGTTAATTTTAGAGATACCACCCGAAATATGCGAGTGATCAAATTCAATTTCCTCTACTGCACTTCTATTCAACTGGCTTGCAGTGACCATTAGCACTGCCAGTTCCTTGGCCAAGTTGCGTAGTTCTTCTGACACATACTTGTCTTTTACAAACAAGTCATTGGGCGACACCTTGGCACTCACCGGCATCAGCAAGTCCAAGTAGTCAATCATCACAAAGTCTACCTTTTTGCCTGTTTGAATTTGATACTCTTTCAAATACGCACGAATGTCGTTGATGTTGCTCTGTGCCGGCAAACCTTTCACTTGATAGTTGCCCGACTTCTTGGCCACAAGTTTGACCTTGAGTTCGGTGGTATCCATGTCACGTCTAATATCCTTGGTGCTCATGTTGGTTAACATGGCATCTGTTCGCAAACTTGTGAGTTCTTCTGATAGTTCTAGTGTAATGTAAACGCCACTCAGGCCTTGTTGCAACCAGTTCAGTGCAATGTTCATCATCACAAGACTCTTGCCCGAACCCGATCCGCCAGCAAAAATGTTTAGTTCACCTCTTGAGAATCCGCCATACAACAATCTATCCAGTTGTGGCCATCCTGTGCTTACTTGTCCACCCGAGTTGAAGTATTTCTCAATGCGAGCCTTAGGATCAGCAAAGTAGTCTGTGCCCATGTCTTTAGTGAGTGATATTTGTACTGCATCTTTGATGAGTTTTTCAACGGGTTCAAATTCGCCTTTCTCCAGCAAGTCTGCTGATTTCAAAATAGCACGTTCAAGTTCCTGACGTCGAGTGAATGCCTCAAACTCGCCCATGAACCAGTCAAAGTGACCTTCGTTCAAGTCTGGCACTGGTTGCAGTTTGACACCTGTGGTTGCAGAAATCTGCTGCCTGTCAGGCATGGTCTTGTGTTTGTCTGAGTGTTCTTTGATGAACT